CGGAAGACGGAGGGCATCACGAGGCCTCCCCCTGCCGACCCCTGCTCGTTGGTCGCGTAGGCGGTGGCGTCGCCGAAGCGTCTGAGCGTGTACTCCGTGCTCGTGTAGTCGTCGATGCCCATCTCGTCCGTCGGTGAGCTGAGGCTCACTCGGGAGCGTCGGTCGGTGACCGCGATCCTCGAGGCCCCCGCGACGAGGGTCTGGTGCAGGTCGCGCTCGGCGTGGATCGGCCTGGTCACCTCAAGACGAGCCGCGATCACCGGCGTCGTGAGCTTCTTCAATCGGATCGCCGCGAGCCGGCTTGCGGTCCCCGTGTCGGTCACGCCGCTCTCCTGATGCACGGCACCGCGGAGGCCGAAGAGCTGCCGCGCTCTCTCACACCTCGCCGCCCCCTGGATCCGATGGACGTTGACCCGGTCGTCCTCGATCTCATCACCCAGGACGACGTACGCGGTGCGGATCCTCTTAAGGTCCACCTCGCGCTCCATTCTCACCGCATGATCGTCCACCGTGAAGTGCTGGATCCCTCCGCCGGCGTTGTCCTCCGTGTAGTAGTCGGCCTCCTGGCTGATGTAGAGATCTCCCTCCCTGTCCACTCCCCAGACCATGTTGCCAGGGAGAAATTCAAAGATCCTATCGAGGGCCGACCTCGCGCTCTCCCACTGGAAATCCACGTCGATCCTGGTGTCAAGCACCGACTGGGCGCCCACGATCTTCGATGGCTCGTACCGGACGTAGGTGTCTACCCCGCCGGACTCAGACCCCTTGCCGATGTCTGTGAAGATCGCCTCCAGGATGGTGATGACCTTTTCGTTCATGTAGGTTCGGGAGACGAAGAGATTGTCGAGGTCGCCGACCAGGCCCTCGGCGTTGATGGAGATCACCCCATCCTCGTCCACGGACACGCGGGACAGGCGACCCCGCCAGACGACGTCCGTAGTTTGCTGCTCCGTGGTCTGGTATTCGAGGACGACCTCGCCCCCGAGCCAGTGGGAGGATGCCCAATCCTCATAGCTCGGGTCGCTGAAGCTCTTGGCGTCCACGTGCTCCGATCCGGAGACCGAGGGCAGCTTGAAGCGCGCGGACAGGGTTTTGTTTCCGCCCATCCTCTGGTGGCTCCAGGAGGCATTGAGGATTGCGCCGGAGACCATGCGCCGGATGGGCGGAGCGGTGGCGCTCGCGAACCGCTGCCGCTGGAGGATGTTGACCCGGAAGCCCGCGGTCCTCTGGGAGAGGGACGGAGGCTCGGCGTACGATACCCAGCCACCCGTGACCCACCACTCATAGGCGACCTCGGGCGCGACAGCTCCGCTCTGGATCGGCCGTGAGTCGCCGCCGAACAGCCCGAAACGGCCGTTGGTGACGGCACCGATCTCGTAGGCAGAGGTGGTGTCGGTGGTGGTGTAGGACCCTGGCTGGAACTCGACGGGAGCGCCGTTCACCAGCATGGCCAGCTCGGCAAAGGAGTTGACGGAGTCCCACCGATAGGAGAGCGAGATCACGTGTCCGGTGAAGACCTCCATGGTCACGAGGGCAAGAGGGGTCACCACACCGGACGCGAACTGGGCCAGGACGATCCGCGGCGTCCCGTCGTTGGTGATGCCGACGGCATAGCCGTTGACCGACGGGACACTGTGGCAGGCTGTCGCGGGCCCGAGGCAGTAGGCGTCGCCAGGCGTGCTGTTTCCGTGGGTGACGCGGAGGTGGACGGTGTGGGCGTCCTCGTACGCTCCAATGTCGTCGAGTTGGAAGTCGGTTGCGACGAGCCTGAAAAGAGCGAGACCAATCCCGGACCCGGCGTTGTTGTTGAACCCGATCGCTCCGGGGCCGTGGTAGTCCGAGAGAACCGGCACCGACCAGCCCGCGGACCCCGTCGCGTGGAAGCTCCACTCTCCGAACCTGCTGCCGTCCTCGAAGGCGATCAGGCCCGATGGATGTAGGGTCGCTCCGCCGCGCTGCGTCATGCTGCCCAGTACCTCGGGACGTAGTCCACGTCGATGGTCCAGTCGGCGCCGGCGCCGATGTCGTGCGACAGCTCCAGGACCGCCACGGCGCCGGGGGACAGAGGGAAAAAAGACCCCTCGATGGCCTGGGGGGTCACCGCGCTCGCCACCCCATCTCCCAGGAAGCCCTCGAACATATCCAGGATCACGGCCTGCTCGTCGAACAGGTTGAGCCCGACCAGGTGCAGCTGCTGCAGGGTCCCCGTGTCCGTGAGCAGAACGTTTGCCGCCGTGAGCGGGACGTGGGTCTGGATCGTGATCACCGGCCAGGTCGGCGCGGAGCCCACGATGGAGGCCGTGGTCAGGATGTGGGGCCCCGCGCCGGAGCGGCTGAACTGCTCGTTCACGGGGCTGGGGTCCTCCCAGGTGGGCCACCTCGAGGTGAATCGGGCCTGGAAGGCGTAGGCCCTGCCGAGGGCCTCGAGGCTGTAGCGGACGTCCCCGTCCAGCCGGCAGAGGAGCCTGCGGTCATCGTAGAGCTGGAGGTACTGCTCCCCCTGGGAGAGGGCCTGGATCAGACCGTCTAGGCGATCCCGGACGTTTCCGGTGTCGGACCCGATCACCGTGCCGGCGAGGACGACCTGGCAGCCCGTGAGCCGGTCCTCGATGACCTGGGAGCCGGCGCCCCGGAGTCGGGGGGTGAATCTCGTGTCTCTGAGCTGCCGATTCTGCCAGCTGCTGAGGACGATTCCGTTGGTGGAGTCCAGGGCGAAGCTGCCGAACTGCCGATCCTCCGTCCGGTTGGCCATCAGATCAGCGACCCCCGGATACGCGGCACGTGCAGGCCCCGCATCAAGAACTGGACACGGTCCTCCCAGTCGCGCATGGCCTGGCCGGGACTGCCCCCGAAAGTCGAACCGCGCAGGTCCCAGTTGTGGTTGTGAGTCACGTTGCCGAGGCCGCGACCACCCGCGTCATCCAAGGGAATCACCGCCTCGGCGTGGCCGCCCTCGCCCAGAATCGCCGGCGTGCCACCCGGCCGAGGCATGACGATGGCGCCATCCCGCAGTCGCGGGATCGTCGAGCTCTCTGTGATCGTTCGGGTGGCCTCGATCACCTGGCCCCCCGGTAGGCCCTGACTCGCCAGATCGGTAAACCAGGACACCGCCGCTGACAGCGCCGCAAATGCGGGCGGCGAGAGGTTCCGGTCGAGGGGGATGACTGCCTCGGGTTTCCCCGCCTCGCCCAGAATCGCCGGCGTGCCACCCGGTCGAGGCATCACCACACCGCCCTCGGCCAGGCCTACAAACGAGGCCAGCGCGGCAGCCTTCACGGCCTTCATCGCGGCGATGGTCGCGGGGCCGAACGCCAAGGCGCTTCCCAGCGTCGCGATCGACGCTGCCGCAGCAGCCGGAGCCCAGGCAACTGCAAGACCGGCAGCCAAGGCGACACTGGTGGCTGCGACCGACGCCTGCAACCCCAGGGCGATCGCCATCTCACCGGCGAGAGCCGTTAAAGCGGTGGAGACGAAGGCCGTGATCGGTGCGAGAAGGACCTTGTTGACGAACTGTCCGACGACCGCAAACGGCTGCGCCGCGGCCGTCGCGATCGCCCCGAAGCTCGCCTTGATCGGCGACAGCGCCGCCTCGCTGAAGTTGTCGATGAAGGTGAACTTAAGACGCTTGCCGAGATCGTCCATCGCCTCCTGAAGACCGACCTCCCGATCGAAGGCATCGGCAATGGCGATCTGCAAGTCGGTCCCGATCCGATCGCCCGCGGCAATGAGCTCAGGGGCGCCGTCCTCGATCTGCTGCTGCAGACCCTCCATGAAGCCGCTGAAGTCTGCCGAGCCCAGCCCGAACTGCGGGCCCTCGACCTCGCTCGCTCCCGCCACCCTGTCGCGCTGCTCGCGCATCGCCTCATTGGCCTTCTGGATCGCCTCGAAGACGTCGCCCTGGGAGTCGATCCAGCTCTGGGATGAGTCGATGGCGGCCTCGATGTCCTCCGTCCATCCGGTCACGGTCAACGCCGCCTGGCGGAACGCGTCCCCGGAAATCTGAGTGGACCTGATCACCCTCTGGTGCTGACCACGGAGGTCGTCCATCTCGCCCGTAAGGCGCTCCAAGGCCGCTGCGTCCTTCTCGATCGCAGGGTCGAGCGTCGCCATCGTGTCCCGGAGAGACCGCATCTGCCGCTCCAGGTCCTCGGGCCCAGAGATCAGGCCGAACGCCTGCAGGCCGCCGACCAGGGCCCCGAGCGCGTCCAACACGTCCGCCACCGTCGTCAGCACACCGGCCGCCAGGAACCGGAACACCCCCACCGCTCCGATCACGAAGTCGTCGATCGCCTTCCGGACCGTCTCCAGCGTCTCCCGGTTGTCGAGGGCCTCGTTCAGGTCCTGGACCCAGCCTTCGACCGTCCTCACCAGAGCCTGGAAGGTCCCCGTCGAGGAGATCACCTTCCCAATCCCCTCCTGAAGGTCGCCGAATGTGTTCTCCAGCTTCGAGAGCGCCGAGGTCGGCAGGGACCCCACGAGCTCGCTCATGCCCGAGGTCATCGCGGCCATGGCCCGGTTGAACTCCTGGGCCCGGTCGGCGGTCTTGTCCACCACGACGCCCACGTCGATCAGGCTGTCCGCCACACCCCCGCCGAACCGGGCCACGACCCGCATCAGCTCCAGGGGCCCCCTCCCCAGGGCCAGGCTCCGGTCCTGGACCGCCACCACGGCCTTCTCGATCTGGTCCACCGTCAGGCCGAACTCCGCCCCGATCGTGGCCAGCTCCAGGGTGACCTCGTCGCCGAACGTCGTCACCGCCTGCCGCTGCGAGGCGAACTCCCTGAGCCTCTGGATGTTGTCGCTGAGCTGGCCCCCGGTGCCCCGCAGTGCGGCCGCGAGCTTGACCTCCGCGTTGACCTGGCGCTCCGCGGCGTGGATCGTCTCCGAGAACGTCCGGCTGATCTGCCGCGCCACCCGCACCACGCCCGTCGCCACGATCGTCAGGTCCCGCCAGCGCGCCATGAGCCCCGCCGTCCCCTGCCGGACCTTGTCCAAGTTGCTGGACAGCGATCTGAACGCCTGCAGAGTCTGATCGCGGCCCTGAAGGAAGACCTCTAGAGGGGTTGCCACCTGGGTCTCCCGTTGGTGGGCCTGGTCGCCTCAGCGTCCATGCGATTCAGATCCCGCTTCGTCCTGATCAGGGCTGCCAGGGTGTGGGTCGGCATCTCGATCGCCTCGCGGTAGCTCAGCCCAAGGCCTATCCCCCGGACGATGAGCTGGTCTGCGTATCCTTCCGGAAGCCCGAAAAAGGGATGTTGATGAAATCCACCGCCTCCCGGACGGCGGGGCCGTTGAGGTCCTCAACAGGGATAGACTGCGCGAACTGCTCGAAAGTCGGCGCGCCGTTCACGTCCCTGCACGAGAGCCAGAGCATGTAGACCACCGCCTTCATGCTTCGCTTGTGGTTCGGGTCGTCCGTCTGCAGTCCGGACGACTCGAAGTCCACGAGATCGAGCGCGTTCCAGTGGTGGAGCTCGTAGCTCATGCCGTTGCTGAGCTCGAGTCTGTGCTTCTGCGGCAAGACGGTCGGCGCGGAGCGGCGGGGGATCTCCACTCGCTGAGTTTGGTGTCCCGGAGCGGTCGTCATGGTCTCCTCTTACGTGTTGTAGGCGCTGTCCTGGTTCAGGACGGACGCCGTGATTGCTGCGGTGGTGGCGTTCGGCGACCAGGCCTCGATGGAGAGGCGCGCGAGCTGGACCCCATGACCCTGTGGGCGGCTTTCCGCGGGCGCGCGCAACACGCCCTCGTTAAAGCTGAGTGCGAACGCGCTTCCGTTTCCCTGGTTCTCCAGCTGGAAGAACCCCGAACTGAAACGGCTGCCCTCCGGATCGTTGAGCACGTTGAGCAGCAGGTCGTCATCGACCTCCGTCTCCGCCTCGAAGGTCGCCATGTCCTTGCCCTTGGGCAGGGGCATGGCTGTCTCGATCGCCGTCATGTCGTAGTTGAAGTCCACGCCGCTCGTGATCACGACACTCGCGGATCCCCTGACCGGGTAGGCGGTGCCACCCAGATCGAGGAAGGGGAGGGTCGCCGGGTCCTGACCGGTCGGCGTGAACATCGGGTCCGTCAGATAGGTCGGTGTCGCCGTCTTCGCCCCGATCGTGTAGCCGCGCCCGATGAAGCTGATCTGTGCCTCGACGAAGGCGTTCGGCGTGAAGTTAAGGCGCAGCTCGCTGATCTCGCACCCCTGGTAGTACACGGAGTTGGCGACCCCGCCTCCGCGGTAGAGCTCGATCACCCAGCCGCGTCCCGTGGTCCCAAGCCAGTAGTGTGAGGCGCTCGACTTGTCTCGGGGCGAGAAAGCATAGGTGTAGGGGCCCGACCCGGACGGGGTCGGATTGTGGCCCGTCAGCATCCGCATCAGATCCTGCAGCCCAGAGTAGAAGAGCTTGAGCGTGATCGATCCCGTGACCCGCCTCTGCCCGCCGACGAGAAGGTTGGTGTCCTTCCAGTTGGCGGTCAAATCGTCGAACTCCAGGATGTCCCTCTCCAGCTGCAGCGAATCGAAACCGGACACCACCTGGTAGTGCATGCCGATGTCAGCGCTCGTACCGTTGGTGGTGTATGGGGTCGTCAGACCTAAACCCACGTAACTGCCTTGCCCGAGTCTCACCATGATTACACCCTCGTCGATTCCGTCGTCACCTCGATCTCCACGGACACCGCGAAGATCTGCCGTGACTCATCCATCTTCAGGACCTCGCCCTCAGCGGGCTCGAGGTCGATCTTGGTTGGCATCGCCAACAGGTAGTCCAGGCCGGCAATCGCCGACCCCAGGTCATAGGCAGCACCAGCGCTCCCGATGAAGGCCTGGGCCACACCCTCCGCCCTCTGCTGCTGCAGGTCCCGGACGGCATCGCCGATCTGCCACCGGTCGATGAGAAGCACCCGCAACGGGTAAACGCACGACCAGGTCGCCGCAGTCATCGTGGCCGGCCCCAGGTGGACCTTGGAGCACATCACCAGCAGAGCGGGCAGGTCCTCGGCGAGGTCCGTACGCTCGGTCCAGTAGGAGATGTCGCCCTCCTGCACGAGCTTTGGCATGAAGCCTAGGGAGCCCCCCTTCAACATCGTGATCACTGCCTCGATGATCTCGGTGGTCTTCAGGTTGGCCGTCATCGCTGCGAGTTGATCCTCTCGATCTCCCTGTCGATCTCCCTGTCGATCCGGGCGTGGATCCGCGCCTCGTTGTCCCTCAGCGCCGGCACCAGGAACGGCGCCGGCGTCGTGCCGCTCCTGGCGATCTTGCGCGCGATGAGGAAGGCCAGGCGCTCGACCTCCTCCTCGTCCCCGACGCCAAGTTTCCGCTTGACCCACAGATCCAGGGCCCCCGGCGGCGGGGCCTTGCCCGGGCCGCGTCCGTGCTCGACGTAGTAGCCGTAGCTGCGTGGGTCCTCACCACCTGGCCGGGCCGCCAGCCCGGGGCCGATCGTCACCCGTAGCTGATCGATGACCGTCCGGTGTCCGATGCTCGCCCGGAGCACGCCGAAGGCCACGGACCCGTGTTTTGTCAGGTTGATCTTCGCCGCCCCTTCCACGATCTCGGCGGCCCTGTCCAGTCCGCGCGCGAACGCCGAGCGAATCTCCTGGAGGTGAGTGGTGAGCAGCCGCTGGAATCGATCCACGTCCACCTTGAGCGCCAGCGTGAAGCTCACAGCGTCGTCCTCTTCAGCGTGGCCTCCACCGCGAATGGGTGATCCACGCCAGGTCCCCGGTAGGTCATCTCGCCATCCACCTGGAAGGTGATGTCCTCCGACTCCGTCTTGAGCACGACCCGGTCCCCGAATTTCAGCTTGGCTCCGGCTGGGAAGAATCCTCGGTACAGCTCCATGGCCGTCTTGCCGAGCGCGGCCACGAGCGCCGTGTCAGCCAGAGGATGGATGCTGCACTCGACGTCAGCCATGTGACCGTCTTCGGCGTTCATCTTCCGCTGGCCAGACACTGCATGGCCCTTGCGGTAGATGTCGCAGACCTGAGTGAGCCCGACGTGCATCAGACTGCCACCACGTTCCTTCCGCCGAATCGGGGCACGAGGCGGTAGGGGTTCAGCATCGCCTGCACTTCGAGCGGCACTTGCTGATGAGCCTGGAAGGTGAGGGTCAGCGGCCCGCTCGTGCTGGAGCTGAGACCTCCCTGGCGGCGGCGCACGAACAGAGCGCCAGCCCACATCAGCGCGGCCTGCTTCAGGTCCTCCGGCACAGTCAGGAAACCGCCCGAGTAGGAGATCTGGATGTTTCTCCGCCCCCTGGGGAAGACCTGGCCCATCAGCCGGATCACGCCGTGAGACTCGAACACGAACTGATCGGAGGTCAGCGGTGTGGCGTCGGCGAAGTCTCGCAGCTCGGTGACGGCCACCGAGGAGACCGCCCGCAGCGGTGGATGGGTGATCGAGATCTCCGTCGATCCCGACCCGTCGATCTCCTCGGTGTAGTCCGCACCCTCGATGGTCCTGCGGCAGTAGCGATCCACGGCAGCCGACACGGCAATGGCAATGCGTGCGATGAGGGCATCGTAGCGCGTGCCCGGGATGCCCTCCCAGTCCTTGAACTCCTCTGCCGTGAACAGCACCACAACGCGGCCTAGGTGATGTTGATGATCGCCACGACCGCTGGGGCGTCGTTGAGCGGATCCCAGTTGGCGTCGCCGACGTCGCCCTCGACAGTGTTCATCGAGATACGAGTCGATGCCACCATGTCATCGCGCATCGCGATGATGTTGCGGTCGGTCTCGATCCTGAAGTCACGCAGGTCGCCGATCCGGAAGTTATGCCGGTTGAACACGAGTGCGGTGCTCAGCGAGTCACCGGACCCGCCCGTGTTCACCCCGGTCGTCGCCACCATGTTCTTTCTCTGCTCGACGGCGTGCGAGATGAGCACGGGCACACCGAACACCCGAGCGACCTCGCCGCTCAGGATCGTGGCCTGCGGACCGTACTTGTCTATTGTCATCAGCGGCGAGTCCGCCTCGGTCACCAGCCGCAACCAACCCTCCGTGCTGACCAACAGAGCCGTGTCGCCGACCCGGCGTGCGGCGAACTTCCCCATAATCGCGAGGGCCGATCCGACGTCGGCGAAGGAGAGCGCGTCTCCGCCACCGCCAATCGTGGCAGCGGTGCCGGTGCCATCGGCGTCCAACGCAAACTGCCTGAGACCGTTGATGCCGCCCTGGTGGGTGAAGTATGGGGCCGTGGCCGTCGCGTAGTCGTCGTCGATGTGGCTTGCGGCGTCGTTGTCGCCGTTCACGATCGCCATGGCCATGCCCTCGCTCATCGAGCGCACGAGGCTGAATCGGAGCTGGGGTGCGATCGCGACGATCGAGTCCTGATCGATCTCGTCCGTGAAAGCGTGGTAGACCGCGTGCACGTGGGCGACCCATGGCCGGTTCGCGGTTCCGATGTCGCTGAGGATCGAATCCACGTTCTCGATCTTGCGATACGCCTTTCCGATTGTGTTCAGGATCGGGAAGGTCCAGTTGTTTCGCGGCTGGGTCATGTGCGGGATCAGGTTGACCTCGGGCGTCTCCAGCCTGATCACGTCCAGGAGCATCGAGCTGAACTGAGTGGGAATCCACTCGGCTCCCGTCCCCACGCCGCCGGTGGTCATCGTCTTCGACGTGAACTCCTCGATGGTCTTGCCCTGGGCTGCGGCCATCGCCTTGACCGTCGCGTCGTGCCGGCCGCCGACTTCCGGGAACCGCTTCAGAAAAGCTTCCCTCTCGCCGAGAGATGCCTTTTCCTGAACCCAGTCGGAGCGCAGCTTGCTGTGCAGCATCATCACGGCATCGATGAGGTAGACCTCGTCCATGGTCGTCAGGCACTGCACGACCTCATCGGGGACCAGCAGACGATCGATCGTCTGCCCGGTCCGGGCATGGGTGTCGTACACGTGGAGGTTCGAGGCCGCCTTCACGGTGCCGAACCCGTTCTGAGCCAGGTAGGCGCCGCCTCCCCCGCCGACGTCCGCCCCGGGCAGCGCGGTCATTCGGAGCCGCTGCTCCTTCATGGCAGCTTGCACCTCGGTGAAGTCGTCGGTGATCTTCTTCATCTGCTCGTCCACCTCAGCCTTGGTGTAGCTGCGCGCGACGACCTCGGCGACGCTCGACTTGAGCTGGACGACCAGTGTCTCGAGTTCCTTGCCCATCTCTCTGTCCTCTCTAGTTTCCGGAAATCAAGCGCTGGATCTCGTCGTTCAGGTTGGCCAGCACATCATGATGATCGTCGCTCTGCTCCACCCTCGTGGGTGTAAACAGAGCCCCTTGGATTCGCTGCACTAGCGCCCACTGATCCGCGGGCACACCATCCCCCATGATCTTCCGGGTCATTAGGGTCCTGGAGATGTCCAGGGCACGCTTCAGGATCTCTCCGTCCTCGCGGCCCGGCGCCATGTAGTCTCTGGCCACCGTGTCTACGATCCCGAGCTCGAGGTACTTCGCCACGGCGCCCGGGTTGGCGGGGATGCTGACCGCGCTGACCTCGTAGAGCTCAGCGTCCGTGATCCTCGGCGGGAGATTTTGGCCCGCCTCGTCCTCCTCGAACTCCATCCTGAAGACGCGGAAGCCGATCGAGAAAGTCTTCAGCGTGCCATCCTCGTAGAGGCCGAAGACGTCGTCCACGAGCTCCGACTTGCCCTCCTCGCGGAACTGAAAGACCGCGTCGATGCGATCCTCCTTGATGTCCAGGTCCCGGACGTTCCCGATGGGCTTGTCTTGCTGGTGCATCCACAGGAAAACGGGGTTGGACATGTAGGTGTCGATGCGGTCCTGGAACGCCGACGGCTCGACGATCTCCCCGTCACGATCCACCTGATTGGTCGAGATCGTCGCGTCCAGGGTCCGCGCCTTCGCGTCGACCGACTTCGCCCGCATCACGTTGCTGCGCTTCCTGCGCGGGGTGTCGAATTCCTTGATTGTCACGACATGACCTCCTCTAGCTCCGTCTTGCATCGACAGACCCAGCAGGCGAGTTCCGCCTCGTCCTCGGGCAGCATCGAGCAGCGGCAATTCACCACCGCCCACGCCGGCGCCGAGGGATCACCGGGGAAATCCAGCTCTGCCGATCCCCGCTTGGGCTCGTACAGGACAAACGGTTCGGTGACCAGGATTGGATTGGCGCGGTAGGTCGAGTCCGCGGCCCGGTGCGACACTCGAGCTCGCTCGTCGTCGGGAGTCACGATCCACGACTTCCTCGGGGTCCCCGCTACCCGGAAAGCCTCCTGGGCACCCAGATTGAACGCACCGATGGTCTCCGTCCTCGCGATTCTCTCGGCCCGGTCGCTGCCGAACGCCGGCAGCCGTTCGAGACGGAGGCCCAGCTGGGTCACACCCTCACCCACCTCCAGGCCCCCAGTCAGCTCCGCGAGGATGTCCCTGAGCGTGGCGGCGGAGATGTCTTCGAGGTGCGTGAGGAAGAATTTCTCCAGGTAGGCGAGCACCCTGGGGTTCAGGGTGTCGAACGCTGCCAGGACATGGAGGATCTCCGGAAGCCGCTCCGGGGCCTCCGCGGACTTCCGGTATCGACCGTCCGCGACCTTGTCCAGGCCCAGGCGGGAGAGCGTCAGGTCCCCGGCATCCTGGACCGTTTCGAGGATCGCCGGCGCGAGCTCCTCCATGGCCCGGTGTGACTCCACCTCGGCGTTGCCCACGACGAAGTCCAAGTCCACCGCACCGCTGGCTTGCACCCGGAGACGATCGAGGAACCGGTTCCGCGCGCCATCGAGGTAGGAGGTCACTCGGCGGGCGAGCTTCTTCTCCGCCTGGACGAGCTGGTGCTCGTGCGCTGCGCGCGCGGTGTCCCGGGCGAGCGCCTTGTCCAACCGCGTCCCGATGGCCTCCTCCCGGTCCTCGTCCTCTTCCTCTTCATCGTCATCGTCCGGAGGCGGTGAGGGTGGATCCTCGGGCTCCGGCTCCGGGGGCTCGATCGCCGTCGGGTCAACCGGTGTCAGATTCAGCGGGATCAGCAGCCGGTCCCCGTCAGGCAGCGGCGGTAGGCCGATCTCCTTCCGGGCTTCGTTGATCATCATGATCCCTCCCTGCACCAGCGTGGAGACCTGCTGTGTGCGACCGGCCTGGTTGTCCACCAGGGCGTCAATCTGCGCCAGGTCGGCGCTCAGCTCCAGGTTCTGGTCGATCTCGGGACGGATCCACTGCTCGGTGATCGCTCCGAGGATCTTCTTGAGCCAGGGCTTTGCGGTGTAGTCCCAGAAGCCGCGCAGCTGTTCCTTTGCGTTCGCGTAGGTCGCGCTGTCAAAGTTGCCGATGACCATTGGCGGCACCCCCATGCCGCCGGCCGCGATCTCGCGCGCGAACTTTCTCAGATTCAAAAAGTCCATGTCCTTCGCCGTGTGGCTCGCCGCCTGGAAGGTCAGCTCGGCCGGCAGGATCATGTAACGCCCGGCGTTCTCCGGGCCCTCATGGCGAGTGCGGAGCTCCTGCTCGAGGACGCGGAACTCATCATCGCCGATGGTCCCGTCCTTCGGGGACAGCACGCCGGTGATGCGGCCGCCGCGCTGCAATTGCGCTTTGTTCATCCTGCTCGCGGCCTGGTCGCCGAGGATGTCCTGCCACATCGGTGGGACCATGGACATCCCGCGCAGCGGATTGTTGGGGTTGTACACCCGCATGCTGATGACCTCGTCCGCAGGCAGCACCCTGTCACCGCCGGGGGTCTGGAAGATGTAGGAGCCGATCTTCCGACGCCCGGTGGGATCCGGCTTCGGCTTCACTTTGCGCGGGTTCCAGGTCCAGAGCTCGGCGACGTCGCCCATCCCGTCCCGGACGATCTCCATGTAGCTTTCCCCGGACAGCCCGAGGTGGATCATGTTTTGCTCGATGAGGTCCTGGTAGGTCTCGTCGAGCATTGGTCTCTGGATGATCCGCTTGAGCGACTTCGCCTTCGTGCCCGTGGCCTCGTCACGGGTGTCCGTGCGGATCACCTTGCAGCCGATGTTGCTAATCGCGGTGGCCAGGCGGTAGACGGACACGGCCAGCCACATGCTCTTGCTCACCGACTCCTGGATGTCCTCGAGCTGGTAGGCCTCCGGGGCCCCGAAGCCGAATAGCGACTCGTACATGGCCCGGGCGATCAGGCTGCTCTTCTCCCGGGTGCTGGGAGCGGGAGCCTTGGCCTTCCGGGTCCTTGCCCCGGCCTTCTTCGTGGTCCGCCGCTTCGCTGCAGCCCCGGCCTTCTTCGTGGTCCGCGCCAAGACAGGGGGAATAACACGGGAGACCGCAAACAGCAATTCCTTCTGAGTAGAACTCTATATTACGGATCGCCGGATGTGCTACCCTGACAGGGTGAGCTCCATGACCTTGGAGGGCAACGCGTGCAGGACCTGTGCGGGCGAGAGGATGGTCGGTAGGACAGCCGACGGCGACCTCGTCCCTCTCCACACAGCTCGCCGGATGGGCTTTTCGTCCGGCGTCCGCCGCGGTTTGAAGGTCATCCCGTGTCCCGAGTGTAATCATGGTGCACCCGGACCGGTGCGCGAGAAACACTTGGCAGAGTCGGACCAGGACCCGGGCCGACCCCTCCACGGCCCGGTGCTCCATTCCGGTGACGCCGTAGCGTGACGGCTCCCCCGGTAGCGCTCGACCCCATCCGGCACCCGCCGGAGCTCATGAAACTGTTCCGGCGCCACGCCGCGAAGTGGCGGAAGGGTCTGATCCGGCTGCAGGACTACTGCGAGGCGGTCGGCTCGGATGGTCGTGCCCTCTGGTATGCCCCGCCCCTCGGCGAGCGGGTCATCCCGGACAAAGCCGAGCTCTTCGAGAGCCTCGGCTACCGCCCCTCCATGTCTGGCTGCATGGCCCACGCAAACCTGTCGAAGATCCGGATCTACTCGGGCGGGGCCCGGGCCGGCAAGTCGCTCTGGGCCGGGATGGAGGCGCTCCCGATCATCCTCACCCCGGACACAAGGACCTGGATCGTGGCGCCGGAATACGACCAGGGACTGAAAGAGTTCGAATTCATCGCCCAGCACATCGAGAACGCGGAGATCCGCAAGGTCTACGGGCAGGCGCTGAAGTCAGGGAGGTTCCGCAACAGCCCGAAGAACGGGGACATCGAGATCCGCCTGAAGTATGGCCCCGGGTGCGAGTCGTTCGTCAAGGTCAAGAGCGCCGAGCGCAAGCGCAGCCTGCTCTCCGAGGAACTCGACCTGATCATCGTCGCCGAGGCGTCCCAGATTCCGCAGACAGCGTGGAGCAAGAGCCTGCAGATGAGGCTGACCACGAGGCGGGGCATCGCGATCTTCCCGAGCACCCCCGATGGCACGGGCTGGTACGACAAGCTCTTCCGCGCCGGGCTCCGTGGCGACTCAGGCGTCTACGCGGTGTCCGCGGATTCGCGGATGAACCCCACGATGAGCCTCGAGGAAATCGGTTTCTGGACCGACCCGAGCCGCATGAGCGACGAGGACTTCATGGAGCAGGTGCGCGGACAACCGACGCCGAAGCACGGCAGGGTCTACCAGGATTTCGACCGCACCATCCACGTCCACTCATGGCAGCAGGAGTGGCCGCGGAAGAAGTGGCGGTGGGGAAAGGCCTTCGACTTTGGTTTCAAGAACCCCTACGTCGTGCTTTGGGTAGCGACCGATGGCGAACGATTCTATGTGTTCGACGAGGTCTACCGATCGGGCATGCTCACGGACGACGTCGTCAGGGCCATCGCCAAGGCCGAGAACAAGGACACTCACAGGGATGCGCAGGGCCGACTGTGCCTCAGCAATCCCGGCACTCCCCTGGCGTCCATCGCAGACTGGGATGCCTCGGAACGGGCGGACCTGGCCACGAGAGGAATCCGTACGAAGCGGGCGCAGAAGGAGATCGATCCTGGCATCCGGACCGTCTCGGAGATGCTGAAGGTGCGAGGGGACGGCCGGCCTGGGCTCTACATCTCACCTCGCTGCACGAATCTCGTCGGCGAGCTGGAGACCTACCAGTGGGGACCGCAGGGAACGCCACAGGCCAATCAATCGGACCACGCACTGGACGCGCTGCGGTACTTCTTGCACACGCTGTCTCCGCACCGGAGAGATCTTCGGATCCGGTTCCTCTGACCCGAGTCCAGGCGCGGCCTCATGGCTGCACCAGCCTCAGCTTCTCGATCGCGGCCCTCTCGTCCGGGTGCACGTAACGGTGTGTCATTGTTGCCGACGTGTGCCCGAGGAGAACGCGCGCGACCTGGATCCCATACAGCTGCTCGAAGCGGGTGGCGGCGTTGTGCCTGAGCTGGTGCACGTGCCACCTGGGAACGCCAGCCTTCCTCCAGGCACGCCACACAGCAGCGGCCAGGTCGTTCGAGTTGAAGCTGTTCTTGCCCTTCCTCCTTGTGGGTCGGAACACGTATGCAGACGGATCCAGGGGCAGCCATGGGCGAAGGACAGCCTGCGCTTCCTTGTCGAAGTAGACCCTGCGATCGTTTCCACGCCACGCGGTCTTGTGATCCTGGACATGGAGGACCCACAGGCCGTCGTCCCGATACGTGATCTCGCCCTTGCGCATCCCGAGGATCTCGCCGGCCCTTGCCCCCGACAGCAACAGCAGTCGCACCACCGCGGCGAAGTGGTCGGGAAGGTGAGGGAGAGATGCCCGGACGATGTGCTCAGGGACGGCCTTCACCTTCTTCGGTGGCCGCCCCTCGCTCTGCGTCACACCCTTCACCGGGAGGAGTGCAGTCCACACAGACTCCGGGATCAAGTCCCTCTCCGCGGCCCAGCGGAAAGCTTCCTTCACCCGTGCGACCCTCCGGTTCGCGGTCGATCGCGAATACTCGGAGATCATCTCATCCCGGATGGAAACCAGGTGGCTGCGGCGGAAGTCCGTCGCCAAAAACTCCCCGAACCGCTTCAGCAGCGCCAGGCCGGCCGCCACATCCATGGCGTGACCAGCCGGGTTGCCGTAGTCGTCGCGGTAGTAGGAGCGCCGAGCACAGAACGTCTCCACGTAGAGGTCCACCAAGCGCGCGACGGTCAGGACCTCCTTCGACTTCGGACAGGTCTTCCCGAGCTCGCCGTTCGCGTCCCGCGACAGGACCTCGAATCGTCGCCGCTTCGCCTCGTCGAGGCTGATCAGCTTGGCGCTGCCGAGGTAGCGATTGCGCCCTCGGATGCGGATGAAGTACTGGCCGTTCGCATGGGTGAGTAGGGCGGGTCCCAAGCCACGGGACCGTTTCGAGGCTGCCATGAGGGGTCTCCTTCGGAAAATTACCGAGAAATCTCGTGCTCACCCCGTCCCTGACGCCTGATCGATCATACCCATCGCAAGGGCTTTTCAGCAACACTCTTACGTGTCGCCGAACGGGCCGTTGCCTGGTAGTCTAGGCAGCCGGGACGGCAGGTGACTCAGAGAGACGCTCGAAGTGGGAGAGAACGCGCTCAAGTGAGCGGACAGACATAACCTACGGCGGATGCTCGGAATATTCAATCTCCGCACAATGAGAGTGATCATCTGGCCTATCGAGGCTCCGAAAGCTGTGTCCGATCGCCAGTAAGCCGTTTGCTCATGAGCGAGTTACGCTCAACGCGGACGCGCGCTTAAGTGGTCCGCTGTGTCTCCGTGGTCGTCACCGCGGAGTAAACCCTTGATCGTGCGGCGCGCCGTGCGTTTCCTCGCGCTCATGTCCGAACGCCTGACCCTGACCGAAGCGGCACGAGAGGTCGAGACCTACACGGGGATCTCCGTTCACCGCAGCACGATCGACCGGTGGTCGAAGCAGGGCATCCAGGTCGGCACCGAGAGAGTGAAGCTCCGGAGGCTCAGAGTCGGCGCTCGCTGGTACATCAATGCCAGGGAACTCCGCGACTTCCTGGAGCGGATCCAGGTTCCGGCATGAAACTTCTCCCGTGGTTGGACCCACGAAAGCCGGATGGGCTTGGCGGGAGACGACCCGCCACCAGGCTTGACTGCCGCGAGAGTGCGGCACCTTCTTTGCCTGGCGGTCGTGCGGTCCGGCCGGCCAGGCTCTTTCCCCATGGAGGGCACACGAATGGCAGCAAAGAGGCGCAAGCGCAAGGCAGACGATGAGAACCCCGACCTCGGCAAGATCATGCAGGAGATCGCCGAGAACGACGCCGAGGAGGTCAAGCTCGGCGCCGCCGCGAAACACGTCAAGCAGTGCCACCTGCTGACCCAGGAGGCCCACCGGCTCCTGCAGGCCGCACGCTCGGAGACGGCCAGCACGCAGATCATCGACGCCGAGCTCGCCCGGGTCATGGTCCTCGCCGGCGAGATCCACGAAGAGGCCGACGAGGCCAGGCGGGGTCTCTCGCTGTAGCGCCATGACCGGGCTCCTGGACAGGGTGGCGGCTGCAGTCATGTCTGACGCCATCGGCGTCCGGGAGCGGGTCTTCCTGGCCCTCGTCCTCCACTCCGCGCAGTCGGGCCGCGCCTGGCCGTCCGTACTGACCCTGGCAACCATCTGCCGCTCTGTCCGCCGAGACGTCCAGAGAGCCCTCCGCCAGCTCGAAGACGCAGGCCTCATCGAGACCAGGGTCAAGGGCGGCGGCGGGCGTGGAACCCGCAACACCACCGTCTACGCCATCGCTCCAGCGGCAAAAGACGACCTCGCTCAGGAGGTCCTCAGGTCCAGTCATGGGGCGGGCGAGGAACCCGCCCTTGAGGTCCCAAAAGGGGCGGGCGAGGAACCCGCCCCTGAGGTCCCAAAAGGGGCGGGCGAGGAACCCGCCCCTGAACAGGCTCACAGCGGGCAGGACACCCGCCTTGCTATGGTAGGGCGGGCAAGCGACCCGCGTCTAAACAGCCCTGACAGCGGGCAAGACACCCACCCCCCCGCGGGCAGGACACCCGCCCATGACCAGCAAGGCGGGCAAGACACCCGCCCCCCCTCTGATCTAGGGGCGGGTGAAACTGGTCCACAGACGCGGGCAGGACACCCGCCCGCCCCGCGGGCAAGCCACCCACCCAACTCCATTAATGACTCCATAAAGACTCCAGCCACGCGCGCGCGCGCGACCCCCCCCGAGCCCTCCGCTGACGCTCCGGACTCGGCCCCCCCTCCGGGTGGGCTGGGCTGCGCTCCGCGCCCAGATCCAGATCCAGATCCAGACCCAGACCCAGACCCAGACCCAGACCCAGACCCAGACCCAGAACCGACCAACCCCACCAACGACCACCCGCCCCCAACGACCGCCGCCATGGACGTCCTCCCAGACCTCCCAGACCTCCTCGCCACCCTCAACCGACACGACCTCAAGATCGCCGGAAACCCCTTCGCCGTCCGGAACCGACTCCTCGACGCCGTCCAGGAAGGACTCACAACAGCCAAACTCGACGCCCTCGCCAAACAAGCCAGCGCCGGCAAGAACCCCCTCGGCCTCCTCCTACACTGGCTCGAACACCCAGCCAAATGGCGCGACGTGCTCCTCGACGCCAAGCCCTCGCCAAAGGAGCCTTCCACGTGACACACAAGGTCGGACAGGGCTCCATGTCCACTGAGAGGCGCTTGGCTCGAGCTCGAAAGGCTGGACTCGCGAGCGCCAAGAAACGCCAGATCGAAGGCTGGAAGCCCAACGATGCCCAGGTCCGTGCTCTCGAAGCCGTCGCCGAAGACCTCTCCCTTGCCAACAACCCACAGAAGCTCGCCGAACACGTCGAGGTCAACGCAGACACCATCCGCCGATGGAGGCGTGACCCCCGATTCCTACCCTGGTGGAACAACGAAGTCCTCGCACTCGCAAAACTCCACACCGCTCCTGCCATGGTCCGACTCATCGGCATCATCCAGCACCCCGACACACCAGACCCCGCCGCCATCAAGGCCATCGACTCCCTGATGCGGCACGTCCCCATCGAGCAACACACACACGCCGCCGACTCCATCCTCGGCCTCCTGGAACGCTGGAAAGGACGCAGGCTCAGAGCTGCCATCGAGATAGAGCGCGATGCACCAAGTAATGCACAAAACCACCAGATCGACAGACCACTACAACTGGTCGAGTATCCAGACCGTTGCGACGAGAGCGTTTCTGAGCACTCTCAGGGGGCGCGCCACAGCGAACCTAAGGGGCGGACGACCGCCCCCAGAATCCGCGTGGAAGTGGCCCAGGACGCCGATCAGCTGCGCGAGATGGGCGCGCTCGTCGCTGGTCCGCTGTCGCTCGCAGGCGCTGCCCGTCGTGCGCTTGACGAGGTCGATGATGAGTCAGATGATGAGTCAGATGGGTCGTCACCTGCTGTCGTGGCGGATGACTCTGGTGACGGCGACGCGGGAAGCACGGAGGGCGTCGGCACTTACGAGCTAGATGCCGGCGAGGGCGACGACGACCACCCCGGATCCGACCACATCTACGAGCCGGCAGACGAGTCGATGGGGGGTAACCCGTCCGAAATCACAAACCGGCCTCGGGCGCGTGAAGTGGCCGACACCTACGACGAGAGCGGCACTGCACCATCCCCCCCCGCTGCACCGTCGGAGCCGTTCGGCGCTGGAGTGTTCGACGACACGGACTACTCGCGATCGAGGTTGATGCGACGAGTTGACGGTGAGGAGGGACCCTGATGAGCAAGCCCGAGCCCGAGGTTCAGGAGCGATCGCCATGTTTGTCCTGGAGGCTAGAGGATCTCCGGGAGGCGGCGTTTCTTGTTTCTCGTGGAGTCCGGGAGATCGCCTGCGTAGGGATCATGCGGGGGGAGCTGGATGGCTGGCAGGCCCGTGCGCGTCTGGAGGCGGCTGCAATCGATGGGTCTATCCCGTTCCTCGGGCGCGTGAAGTGTCTGGATGACACGGCCCCGTTGGAGGGATGTCCCTGATCAGGGACTAGCAGTGATGATCAGGGACTACCAGTGCAAGGCCCGGAACGCTGGCCGACCGGGACCGCTCGCCAGACGCCCTAGAAAACGCGGGGATTACGTGCCTTGTGGCCGGGGCCCCCGCAGCGATCTCCGATCGCGGAGAGAGCTGTGGGTCGGCCAGCATCCCCGACAGCTTGTGCCAGGGGACGCGGAGAGAGCTGTGGGCGGTGAGGCATGGTGATGCGGCTTGAGACCCCGGCTCTCTCCTGGAACGTGGAAACGACGGTCCCGTTTTCGTGGCGGGCGTGGTCCAAGAATCGGATGTGGCTTCCGCGCGGGAGGAGCGCGCGCAAGCGGCTGTCGCCCCAGGCGCAGGGAGCGAGGGACGAGCTGCAGCTTCGGTTGCAGGAGCGGATGCGGCAGGCCGGGGTGAGGGTCGAGCCGGGGGTGCCGATCTGGGTGTTGATCCGGGTGGGTCGTCCGGACATGAGGGGCGATCCGGTGAACTGCGTGGACCTGGTTTGCGACGCTGTGCAGGCCGCGACGGGGGTTGATGACCGGTGGACGAAGTTGTTGGGTCTGGATTGGGAGGTGTCGTCCGAAGGTGGTTGGCTGGAGGTGTGCGTTGGTCAGGCGATCAGTAGCGTGAGCGTGCCTATTGTGGAGGGGGTGGTCGAGCTGAGGGCGGTGATGTCGGCGGTTGCCGCTGAGTTTGGTGTCCCGGAGGAGGCTCTTACGGGGCGCGGGCAGTTGCAGCGGTTGGCGCGTGCGCGTCACGCTGGGATGTGGTTGGCGCGCGAGTGTTGTGAGGCGACGTTGGAGGAGATTGGCAGGATGTTCCACCGGGACTTTTCGACTGTGCATTACGCGCTGGAGCGTGTGAGGAGTGCAATGAAGCATGATGCTGGGTATCGATCTCGGATGGAGGGTTTGCGTGCGCGGCTTTTGGGAGGGGGTGGACGATGAAGGCGAAGACGATCCGTGAGTTCCACGTCGGCATTCCGGTGGAGGCGCTTGGGGCGTTCGTTCTGGAGCGGTTCCCGGAGATCCCTTCTGGGGCGATTGTGACGTCGGTCATTGTCCAGATGGACTACATGGAGGACGTGAACAACCCGCGGGTCCTGTCCCTTCAGGTCGTGATGAA